GTTTATAAAGTCCTGTCAGAGCAAAGCATCTTTTTCTACTTTGAAGACATCAATCAAGAGGATCAGGCTGGTGTACGCATCTGGATGCGGCACGAGCCTAGCGGTCAGGGAGTCTGCCAAGAATGCCTTGTTGATAAGAAAGAGCGTCACGCACAAGCTACTGGAGGCTGTTATACCTACGCTAAGCGTTACATCCTATGCAGCTTATTCTTAGTTAGCGATCCAAAGCTAGATGATGACGCAGACTTCGCTACTAACGGTAAGCGTGAAAAGTCTACTCCAAAGCCAAAACTTGCCACTGATGAGACTGTTGCTAAGATTCGCGCAAAACTTGCTGATCTCAATGTTTCTGAAGAGGCTGCTTTATCAAAGGTTGGCTCTAAGACATGGGTTATCACTAATGATCAGGCCAACATCATCCAAGGCAGGATTGATCAATTGGAGACAGCCTTATGAGAGTTTACTACGATGTTCAGCAAGGCACTGACGAATGGCTGGCACTGCGAGCTGGTTGCATAACTGCATCTAGCTTTAAGTCACTTGTAACTAGTCGTGGAGAGAAGACAGCATCCTCTACTCGTGACACCTATCTTAACCAAGTCATTGCTGAGAGGCTCACAGGAAAGCCTGTGGACACTTTCAAAAACGCCGACATGGAAAGAGGAAACGAGCGTGAAGGCGCAGCAAGAGACCTATTTGCTGCAATTATGGAGGTAAATGTCAAAGAGGTAGGCTTCCACCTTCACGACGACTATGACATAGGATGCTCGCCAGATGGCCTATTTTCACTAGATACTGACACAGGCGTTGAGATTAAGTCGCCACGAGCCTCTACCCATATTCGTTATATGCGTAGCAAGAAGCTGCCTGTGGAGTATGTTCAACAAGTTCAACTGAGTATGTGGCTGCTTGAAGTAGAGCGTTACTTCTTTTTCAGCTATCACCCAGACCTAAAACCTCTCATCGTTGAGGTAAAGCGAGATGATGAGTTTATTGAAAAAGCTGTGCCAATCTTAATTGAAGCAGCAAATTACGTTAAATCTGAAACGGAGAAGCTAAATGAGCAACCAATTTACCACGCTTACAAGCGTTAATAAGTCCCAGTATGACGACTCTTATTATGCCTCTATTGATCCAGAGGCTCTTAAATCGCTTCTTGCTGCATACGAGCAAGGCGCAGTAAATCTTAACAAGACAGGAAAGATCAGCCTCAAAGGTTGGAGAAATGAAAGCAAAGACGGAGGCCAGCCATACATTTCACTAAAATGGGCTGCTCCTCTTAGCACTGCTCCAGCTTCAGAAGCTCCAATTAGTAATGAGGATATACCATTCTAATGAAAGTTATTGACCTAAAAGAAGCTGGTCTTAACAGAGCGCCTTCGCGCAGCAAGTATGTTGCGCGTTGGCTTGAAATTTCTGAGACTGAAGCTCTTCAATTTGACGATTATGATGATATGCGCACTGCCTATCATTCAATCTCTAGCTACTGCCGCAATAAGCCAACCAAATACAAGGTTAAGCAGTTTTCTGATCAAGCAGCAAAACGCTACTTAGTATTGAAGGTGCGTGAATGAAGATTACTGCGGCAGATACTATGTTCAGTAAGTGCGTGAGATCCCGAACCAACTGGCGCTGCGAAGCCTGCGGCACACAGTATGAGGAAGGATCTCAAGGACTTCATTGTAGTCATTACTTTGGGCGCAGAGCTTACGCTGTACGCTTTGATCCTATGAATGCCTTTGCTCATTGCTTTGGTTGTCACCAGAAGCTAGGTAGTAATCCTGACGACTTCCAGCGATGGGCTGAGGCACATCTTGGCGAAGAGGCTATTGGTATTCTGCGTGAGAAACGAGAAAACATTAGCCTTGCCAAAGATTATAAAAAGAACCTCAAAGACGTTGCTAAGCATTACCGTGAGCAATACGCACTAATCCAAGAAGCGCGAGAAAAAGGCAACGATGGAAGAATCGAATTCATTGGGTATATTTGATATGAGTATAAATGAAGGTCAACACTGGATAGTTAATTCAGACAACGCAATGAAGATGTTTAAGGAGCATATAGACGAGATGTATGCCAAGGACAAGTACCTAGTAATCAAATGGGCCACTGGCAAGCAACGCTCACTCAAGCAGAACTCCGCTCTACACGTTTGGTGTCAGTTAATGGCTGACGAGCTAAACGCTGCTGGCTTAGGAATGGAGAAGGTCTTAGAGCATAAAGCATCTATTGATTGGACGATGGCAGGCGTTAAAGAACATCTCTGGAAGCCAGTTCAGGAAGCTATGACAGGCAAGGATTCTACCGCCAGCGCAGAGAAGCTAGACTACGTTAAAGTGTATGAGACCTTAAACCGTCACTTTGGTGACAAGATGGGCATTCATGTGCCGTGGCCTACCTTTGAAACAAGTAATTCTTGAAATAGATCCGCTATGGCGTGAGATTTCCGAAGATAGTCCTGAGTCGCTTAATGGACGATCTGTTAATGAGAACTCCTATGCCACTGGAGTTATAGGCGAATTGGCTGTATCTCAGGCATTAGCAAGCCTTGGTATAGCTCACAGCCATGAAGATACTTATGACTATGACTTCCTTGCTGAAGGTATCCGAATAGACGTAAAAACCACTAATTTTAATTATGGGCCAATAACAAACAACAACAACGCAATGCTGACAGACTATTTGCGCAATCAAAAATGCGATGCTTACATATTTGTAGCAACTTGCAAAACAGATAATATTGCAAGAATTATGGGTTGTTGCGCTAAGTTCTGGTTTTGGGAAACAGACTGCGGTCAAGACTACAAAGCAGGCGAGAAAATATCCGTAAGAAAGATAAAACAAGATGCTAGAATATTAAAGTATAAGCACCTAACCAGTATCTACGGTTTGCCGCTGCTCTTGGAGGCGTTGAAATGAAAAGATTACAATTTGAAATTAAAAGCAACGAAGATTTAGAAGATTGGCTAGAACTGGCAGAAGAAAGAATGTCAGAGGATGACTTTAATTATATTGCTACTATGGCTTTCAACTTGGCAAATATGGATGAGTTTATTTTTGGTAATGATGAGCTAAGCGATAAGTTCCTGCATTATCAAGCTAGATTTTATTACAGTGATATTTTGCATTAGATAATGCCTTTTTCTTTTAGCTTCTTGTAGTTTTCCTTATGAGCATTCTGTATCTCTGACTTGTTTTGTCCGTGATAAGCAACTGCTAAGTTTTCTTTAACAAGCTCTCCATTGATACTTGTTCCGTCTTCCAGCTTTATGACTCCTAAGTATCGTCCGAACTTTCCTTTCTCTTTTGTGGTGAGAGTGTAAGTCCCGCCATCGTGTAGCAATCCCTTGACATAGTCCTTTGCGGCAAGTCCGGCTGCTTTTTCATCCTTGTCTCTGCTACGACACTCGGGACAATCCACGCCAAAAAGACGGATAGACTCACCATGAATCCAATGATTAAAACCAAGATCAATGTCAACCAATATAGAGTCACCATCAATTACCCTTACAATTTTACAACGGTAATCATACATAGGAGCCGCTCTCAATCATACTAGCCAACTCTTTGGCTCGATTACCTGTCTGCTTTGCGAAACGACTATCTAGTAGCTGAATCGCAGCTTCTTTGTAATCTGCTTCCTCAAGAGCCTCGATCATTTTTTTAAAAGTGCGGAACCTTGTCGCTCCGAGACAAAAGAAAGCATCTATAACCGCTTCTTGCCGAACCTCATCAAGATCGCCAAACCATCGGTATTCTTTGCTCAGTTCTTTAATGCAACGCAAAACGTCGTTAGAAAGTAAGTAATCTATCTCGTCCTCTGACAAGCCAAGACCGCCTCTTGGATCAACATTTCGACCTACGCCTATTGTGTACCTATCTTCGCTACACATATAAACATGAGTCTCTGCGCCTTCGTGACGCTTCAGCATTGCAATCAACTTGTCCATTTTATTTTTTTCCATTACTGCCACCAAAAAAGAATGCAGATATTCCTGAAACTAAACCGCCCAGATAACCAAGAATCAGATTAACTACACCATCATCATTAGCGTCTGG